TTGTACTTGTCTCTATTCATGACTTGATATCGACCAGAATATGCCATAGAACCTTATAAATAAAACTAAACTACTTCTATGTATAGGTTTACACATGGCGTTTAGATACAACGAATTGGACAACGATGCTGGTTTTGGTAGATTTGAGAGAGGAAAATATTCTTTCCCTCTTGAAGATCAAGATCGTTACGCGTCAAAGCTTCAATTTCAAATTGTAACAATTGAGCCACCAACTTTTAGCACAAAATTTTCAACTGCTGAAACTTTTGATCGATTTTCTGACGGAAAAGCAGATCTGAAAGATTTTAAAGGTGGTTCTCCAGCTACACTGACACTTGGGTCTAAATGCGATTTATATATGCCTCAAGCATTACAAATCACAGATACATTTTCGTACTCAACTCCAGATTTAGGTGCTGCAGGAGCAGCTGGTCTAGCCGCAGCACAACAAGGGCAAGGTCTTATTGGTGCAGCTTCTGACGCGATCGGCCAAGGTGTAAAAGGTATCTCAGATTTTCTTGGCGCGATCAGCGGTGGGGATGTTACAAGACTTGGAGCCGTCAGAGCAGCGAACTTGATTCCAGGAGAAACAGCGTCAAATGTTGTACAGCTTGCGGCTCAAGCCACAATGAATCCGAATACAAGAGCACTGTTTTCAAAAGTAAATTTAAGAAGATTCACCTTTCAATTTAAATTTATTCCTTTGACTGCAGAAGAATCTCGTATGGTTGCAACCATCATAAAGTTTTTTAGATATCACGCTTATCCTACTGAAATTCCAGTTAACTCGGCTATTTCATTAGGTTATGAGTTTCCAGATCTTTTTCGAATAAAAGCATTTACAAAGGTTGATGGAAGATATATTCAAAACGGAACTCGCATAAAAGATTGCTATCTTGAATCAGTCAGCACAACTTACAATCCAACTCAAGCGACATTTCACAGAGATGGTACACCGACAGAAGTCGATCTATCTCTTAATTTCTTAGAGCATAAAACACTTAGTCGAAAAGATATTGAGGATCCCGCAGACGGCAACGACGGAGTAAACGTAACTATAATAGCAAATGACGGCCAAAGATCATCTACAATTGGAACAGGAGATCTAGATTAATGTCATACTTTGAATTTTTTCCAGACACTCCTTATCGATTTGGCGATGAAGCAAATCCAGATACGTTTGAAAACATTGCAATTTACGCTGATATTATCGATCAGATAAAAGAAAACGTAGCTTTTTATTATGACTATGTAATTGAAGAATTTGAAAGACCAGATCAGTTATCTCAAAAATTATATGGTACACCGATTTACCATTGGACTTTTTTCTTATTGAATAATAATATTCGATCTCGAGGTTGGCCTATTTCAAATGAAGAATTAGTTGCAAAAGCAATTGAGTTGTACCCCAACACAGTGCTTACTACAAGAACACAAATTACAAGTTTGAATCCATCTCTTACAACTGATTCGATATTTCAAGTTGGAAGAACTGTTTCAGGTAACATATCAGGCGCTAGTGGTACTATTGTTAGCCGTAATTTAGATCTCGGGCAAATTATAATTAATAATGTTACAGGGACATTTAATGAAGGTGAAACAATCTCTTCGATTGCTGAAAACGGAGATGTGCAAACAATTGTTTTAGAGTCATCGTCGTTAGAGTATAACGCGGCTCATCATTATGAAAATACTTCAGGAGAAACAGTTGACATTGATCCTACATCTGGGCCTGGGGCGTTTCTCGTTGAAGTCACAAATCTTGATCGTTTAGAAATACAAAATGAAGAGTTAAAGCAAATTAAGATTATTAAACCTGCATCAATTATACAAGTTGTTTCTTCATTCCGTGAGGCAGTAAGAAGTTGAGTAAAGCTGCTGAACATATCTCAGACTTTTCTTTCGAAAGTGTTCTCTTTCAGTCTGACCGCCAGTTTGAATCCGTGGAGTTGCGCAACTCAGTCACGGATCTAGATATATTTGAACACATTAATAAACCGTATCTAACAGCTACACTTGCTTTTCAAGATTCGTTTAACTTTGTTTCTGGAACAGACATACTTGGTGCAGAAACAATTACGATAAAAATAAAATCAAATAGAAAAAATACTTCAGCTATCAGTAAAAAATTCTATATCGATTCAATTGTAGTGAACGGTAAACAAAACGATAATACACAATTTGTGGTTCTACACTTAATTGAAGATATCGCTTATATTTCTAATTTAAAAAATATTTCAAGATCATATCAAGGTAAGTGCACAGACATCTTAAAAAAAATTGCTCAAGGATATTTAAATAAAGAAATCTATAGCACCGAAAATGATCGACAATCGATGCGAGTGATTATCCCTAATTTAAATCCACTTGAAGCGATGGAATGGATTTGCTATAGAGCAACAACAGTGAATGGCTACCCGTTTTATCTAATGTCTTCTCTTGTTGGTGATAAATTAAAATTTTTAGATCTTGGTTCTATGTTAACACAGACTGCGATCAATAAGGATATCCCATATCGTTATTATCAAGGTGCTGCTCAGTCTCCTAACAAAGACGTACAAAGAAGAACTATACTAGAATTCCAGCAAAATCAATCAGAAGATCTTTTCACATTGATACAAAAGGGTTGCGTCGGCGCTGAATATTCGTACATTGATACAGTAAAGAATACAAGAAGTCAATTTCATTTTGACGTAACTAAAGACTTACTTCAACCGATTGTGCAAAAAGGTGTTTTGCCAAAAACTCAAGCAAACGTCATGTATTCTCCAGACTATGTACTAGAAGAAGAATCTTTCAATACTCTTGACTCAAGAGTAATTACTCAAATTGGTGCGGCATCGGTTTTTGACGATGCGTTTTCTTATTCGGAAAGTAATTTATTATCTGACTACAAACTTAATATTATTTCGCGTGCAATGCACCAGTTTTTACAGAAAGCACCTATGCAAGTAGATCTAAACGGAGTTGATTTTATTGACGGGGATGTCAACGCTGCAACAGGTAATATCATTGATCTTCAATTCTTAATGTCACAGCCTGAAAATAAAACAGGAGACGCTCTAGACACAAAGAAATCTGGTGAATATCTAATTACTGCAACACAGTATATGTTCAAAAGAGAAGCGTGTAAAGTTCGACTACAGTGTGCTAAATTAGGAAACCGTAGATTATGATTCCAAAAAACTATATTGAATTTTACGGTGATCAGACGCGATGGTTTACAGGTCGTGTTGTTGATCTCGAAGATCCAAAACAACTTGGCAGAGTACGAGTTCGTGTCTATGGTATCCATACCGAAGACACTACGATGATTGCTGATGAAGATCTTCCTTGGGCGCAAGTTGTAGTACCAGTCACGCAGGGTGGAACAGCGGGCTTTGGTAACAACCTGGGAATTCAAGTCAACACGTTTGTGTTTGGTATGTTTCTTGACGGACAGAACTCTCAGCTTCCACTTGTCCTTGGATCGCTGCCAAAACAAGAAGATAACGAGTTAGATGAATACGACAGCGTGTCGACAAACCCACTGGCTCGTGGAGTTCAAGTCAAACCTTACACACCTGACGAAACAATAGGAGAACCTGATGACCCATTCGCAGCAGTGTATCCGAATAATCTGGTATATGAAACTCCTGCAGGTCACGTTAAGGAATACGACAATACGCCAGATGCAGAGCGAATTCGAGAACTGCACAAATCAGGTACTTTTTATCAAGTTAGCCCTGACGGTGATCTCGTTACGCACGTTGTCAGAGACCGATACACAGTTATTGCTAGGGATGATGCCGTACATATCACTGGAAACGTTAATCTAATTATTGATGAAAATTGCACAACGACAATCGGCGGTGACTGGAGTGTTGATGTTGAAGGCGATATCGCAATTAATGGTAAGACAATTAATCTAAATCGAGGCACAAAAGGTGCTGCACGTATTGATGATACTGTTGATACTGGAGATGATCCTGCTGGTATCTCTGGATCAGACGGATCCAATAAAGTAGAAACTGGATCTGGTACAGTATTCATCGGCGATTAGCCTATAAATAAAAGTAAAGAGTTTCATAGATGGCAAAAGCTTTTTCAATCGAAGATGGTAACTTATCAAATACTCCTTTGACAAGTACTATCTCAAGAAGATATAAAGATATCGATTTATCGTTTTTAAATCGACCATCCGGCGATGTCTATAAAAAGACAGATGCAGCTTCAGTCAAGCAGGCTATTAAGAATCTGTTAATGACAAATGAGAGAGAAAAACCATTTCGTCCTAATTATGGAGGAAATTTAAATGCTTTTCTTTTTTCTTTGTCAGAAGAATTTGATGAACTCGATATTAAAGAGCAAGTCGCTCAAGCAGTTGAAAACTATGAGCCAAGAGCGCGAGTACGCGAAGTCGCGGTCGACATCAATCCAGATGCAAACTCAATTAATGTAACAGTAATATTTCAAATGATTACTACACTACAAGTTGAAACGGTGCAAGTATCACTTACGAGGTTAAGATAAATGGCAGTCATTCGATCTACTGATCTAGATTTTGATCAGATTAAAGAAAATCTAAAAACTTTTCTTGAACAACAAGATGAGTTTGCAGACTATGATTTCGAAGCCTCGGGTCTTTCAAACATCCTTGACGTATTAGCTTATAATACACATATTAACGGACTGATTGCTAATATTGGCATTAATGAAGCATTTCTAAACTCTGCTCAACTTAGATCATCTGTTGTTTCTCACGCTGAAACTCTTGGGTATGCTGCGAGATCAAAGACAGGCGCTGCAGCCACAGTCAGCCTTTCTATCAGCACCAGCAATACCACAACTTCTACAATCACTATTCCAAAGTATACAACTTTTACTTCATCTATTGATGATATATCTTATACTTTTCAAACTTTAGAAACTTACACTGCGACGAATAATGGATCAGGCTTATTTACTGTAGTAACATCTACTGGATCTACACAGATTCCAATATATGAAGGAACTCTTAAAACAAAAACATTCATTGTCGGTGAAGAAACTGAAGAACAGTTTTATGTTATTCCAGACGAAAATATAGACACATCAACAATTACTGTTAACGTTTTTGATACTACAACTTCAGCAACATTCACGTCGTATGTTGACGTTAGTCAGGTTGCACGTATCAACACAGACTCTACAATTTATTTTATTCGTGAAGCTCCAAATGGATACTACGAGTTAACTTTTTCTGATGGTAATATCCTTGGCCAAAGACCGACGGCCGGTAATAAAATTGTTGCGCAATACTTGCAAACATCGGGACCAGATGCAAATGGCGGAAAAGTATTTACTGCAGACAACCAAATTGGAATCGATGGAACCGATTACGATTTGACAGCAACACTTGTTTCTCAGTCTGCAGGCGGTGCCGAGAAAGAATCAATTGCTTCAATTAAATTGAATGCGCCATTAGCATTTGCTGCACAACAACGATTAGTGACAGCAGAAGATTATAAAGCATTGATTCTTGCTAATTACTCATCAGTAGTCAGTGATGTTTCAGCGTGGGGTGGGCAAGATAATGTTCCACCAGAGTACGGTAAAGTTTTTGTTTCATTAAAATTTGTGGATAACTTATCTGACGCAGTAAAGCAAGTCACAAAAGATAGTATTATCACTAATTTAACAAATAACTTAGCTATTTTATCGATTGGTACAGAATTTACTGATCCAGTTACAACGTTCTTACAATGCGAAACACAATTTAATTTTAATCCTGATCTTGCAGGTGCTTCTCTACAAACAACAGAAGCTGATCTTCAAGCAATCGTTACTCAATATTTTACTGATAACTTAAATCGGTTTGGTGGTATATTTAGAAGATCAAATGTTTTATCCCTCGTAGATGATTTTTCGCCAGCAGTTCTTGACTCACTAATGACTGTTAAAATGCAGCAAAGATTTACGCCGACATTAAACGTGTCGGCCGACTATACTCTTGATTTTCCAGCGGCTATAGCAGCTACAGACGACGCAAACTATAGAGTTACAACAACAGAGTTTACTTTCTCTGGTCAAACAGCGCTAATCAGAAATCAATTAAATAGTACAAAACTTCAAGTTGTCACACCTGGTGGTAACATTTTAAAAGACAACGTAGGCTCATATAATCCTACAGCTGCGACTGTAAGTATTCGCGGATTTAATCCCACAGCATTTGAAGGCTCACAAATTAAAGTGACCGTGACGCCGGCGAATCAAGCAACAATTGCTCCTTTAAGAAACTATGTTATTAATATTGATGAAGCTTTATCATTCACACAAGGAACAATCGATTATCAAACAACTGACACGGTTCTCAGATGACGTATACTGTAGAAGATACAAACCGTAGAAACTTTAATTTACACAGCTCAAAAGTAAAAGAGATTCTTCCTGAATATTTTGCGGGTGACTATCCTGCGCTTATTACTTTTTTAGAAAAATACTATCAATTTTTAGATAGTAATGCTGTACATTCTTTTGAGACCGAGATTAAAAACCTTTTTAAAGTTAGAGATATTGCTCAAACCTCAGAAGAAAACTTAGATCAGATT